TATTTAGGATGTACAACTTGGGTTATGTTCAACCAATAAACATATACACCGTAGCCACAAACGTAACTGGCACGTACGTGACTAGCCCAACAGAATCATCAGTGTACAAACAGCTTGCCGTAAGTGGAATACAATGGAGTAGAGGACCTTGTGAATAATGGCAGATAATACACGCAGTGCAAACGTGGTACGGCAAACATACACGTTTGGCGATAGACGATTTATAGGCATTGACACAAATACTCAACCAAATAATTTACAAGATGGTTTTTTGCAACGTGCCGATAATCTATGGAATGACGGCGGTGCATTAGTCACTCGATCAGGATTTCAAGCTCAGTTAGACACAGCACATTCGGGAGAAATCCATTCAATGATTTCTTACCGAAGACCAGATAATACAGCCACTGACATTATTTATGCACTAGGTAATAGTAGTACAGCTACTTCTACTATATACAGATACACCAAAGATAACCCAAGCCCAGTGTCACTTGGCACTATTAATGGTTACGCTCCAAATGTCCGTATGGTTCAACACGGCAAGTATATTTATGGTGTTCCCGGAACTGGTGGCGGTAGTCTTTTTAGATATGACGGCAGCACTATGGAGTCGTTGCCACTTGTTAAAGCTCCGTACAAAGACGGTGTTAACTTAATTACTCCGTCAACAACAGTTGTTACAAATCAGATTAAAGCAATAACTGCTGGTACTGATATCAATAATAATCCATCCACAGCTAACTTTGGTATGGCTTTTAGTAACCTTACGACTGGCGTATACGACCTCATTACTGGCACTAGTACTAATATAGGATATACGTTTGAAGCCGATATAGCCGGTAGTAACCCTAGTTCTGCCACATGGACTTCGGCTGGTAGCCCGACAGTTAAACAATACACAAGTATTAATGCTGCTTTGGCTGGCGATGAAACCATATCTAACTACGCAACGCAGACTGGTAATAAAGCTGTTTTGCTTGACGGTGGATCAGACTCTATTACTAAATCTATTACGGCATTGCCATCTTATGCGTTTGATGGGACAACTAAAACTACAGCACTTTATGCGTTGAACTGTTTAATGTACAACAACGATACTCTTGACTCACGTCGAAATCACGGTGTGCTAATAACAGTTACTGGATATGCAACCAGTACACCAATTGCTGGTGCAGTCTTTACTCAAACCATTAATCCTACTGTGGCTCAATCAACCACTGATTGGAAATCAATTAGTGCAATAATTGATTTCCGTGCATTTCAAGGAAACCTAACTAGAATTGACGTAAAGCTTCAGACAGCAAACCAAGCTCAAGGTACTACTGACAATAAAGGGGTTTTCGTAGACAACATTGGATTTTACGCTATTCAGTCTGATATGTCTTACACAGCTGGTGACGTCACAGATGATTTAGGTCTTGTGAAAATCAAAGCCAAACAGCAAAATACAAACCTACTACCTAGCCACGCTGGATATTTAAGAGGTACAGCATTACAGATTACAGTTTCTGGTGACTATTCGTCTAAAGACACCATAAGTTTGCGAATGGACTTTCCTGAACAGTATAAGAACAACCGACCTTTTATAAGTCTTGGTATTAAAAACACAGGAGCTTCTACTGTTAACTGGACTGGCTATGGAATATATGATCCCACTAAAGGATATATCAGCTGGCGAATTTATGGAATTGCACCTGCATCTAGAAACAATATTCAATATGTTTACGTAAGAATGGAATCCGAGTACGAAAGCCTTTCACACGACTCAACTTTGTTTTCTATTGGTGAGCTTACAACTGATGGTGGATTGACTCCAGATACGACATACGAATACATTTACACTAAGTGGTATCCAAAAGATAATAACGCAAGGCCGCCTTATTATCATGAAGGTGATGTATGGCAAGAAGGACTAGAGTCTTTACCTAGTGCTGTCTCTAATAGTGTTTCAACTACGTATGCGTTTAGTCGCAATACTATGGTTTTAAATCCTAGGGAGACAACTACCGGTATTCCTTTAAACCAGGTTTACGATACTTATAGTATTCCTTCCGTAACAACCGCTGCCGAGACTGTTACTCAATACGTTCCAGCTGCTAATCAAAAATTTGTGTTGTCGGCAACTGTTGGAAACTTAGTGTATGTAGATGTAAACAGCATTACAAGAACACTTAATATCGCAACTGCGTACACTCCTATTACTATTCCTAGTGGTCAACAGATTCGTACAGTAACATCGTTTGCTGGTACATTTCCTGTTTGGATACAGCATACTGCCGCATATGGATCTAGTGCTTACGAGTACAGTCACCTTTGTGTTTACAGACGAGGTCAAGGTGTATTTCCTGACGGTAGGTTCCGGCTAGTTGCTGTAGTTCCTGTTGCTGCAAGCTCAACAGGTAAAGGTTGGACTTCTACTGTAAATACAGTATCGACATGGAAAGAGATTACATTCAATGACTCCGTACCAGATGGTGACATATTCTATGAGGCTGGACCATATGATCCAGGTTACCCTTTCGAGCCAGGACGGGACGTCATGCCTGTTGGTGCATCGTCTATAGCCGTTCACACTAAGCGTTTATGGGTTGTTGTAAATAACACGGTGTATGCATCTTGGATGTTAAATCCACTAGATGAATATGGTTTGTATACAACGCTTGTTCCTGATTCATCTGACGTAAATATTTACACCAAAGGTACATCGTTTACAGTTTCGACTAAAAACGACAATGAAAAAATAGCTGCATTGATTTCGTATTCCGGTGACGGAATGTTTGTCAATAACTCTACTTCGGCATCATTACTTGTCCTCCGAGAGCAAAGCATTCTCCCTATTCTAGGTTTTGATCCAACCAACTTTACTATTCAGTCAATGGTTCGTGAATATGGCATTGGGTGTATAAGTCCAAAGGGTGCTATATCTTTTTACGGGCAGATCCTTTGGCAGTCACCACAAGGTATGGTCCAGTTTAACGAAGGGATACCAGTTAACAGGAGTACGGAACTTAGAAAGCTCCTGTCTCTAGACAAAACAAACGATGCTCCTGACATAACACCAGTTGCTTATCGTAATATTGTTTATGCCACACACAATCAACGCCTATATATTTTTGCACCGACCGTAACGGATACGGTCAATACGGCGATATATGTATATGACCTACGAACACAAGGGTGGACTCGTTGGCGCACACCTCTAAATGGTTCTACATATATTGGTTTCACTTCTGGATTTAGTCTTGCTACTGGGAATGACACAGCAGATTTCTACGCAGGAGGAAGTAACGGTCAGATATACAGATTACTAGGCTGTGCTGATCGCCTTACATTAAATGGGACTGTACAAAATATTCCATGGTCACTGACCACTCGGCAATATGGGCAGACTTATTCAGAAGGGATTGCGTACTATAACCAAAACAAGATCTCTCAGCTGAACGTCCATTACAGTAACGTAAAGCCAACATTGGTGGTTACTACAACAACTGGCACAGACATAAATGGTAACCATGATTTTACTACTGGTGACACTGTAGTCTTTTCAACGACAGTAGGGTCACTGGTTGCTGGTACTCAATACTTTGTAATAGCAGCTGGACTTACACGTAATGTGTTTAGAGTAGCAACAAGTGCTGGAGGTACAGCAATAACTATAGGCACGGCTAGTACAGTCATATTGACTTATGGTTTTAACCAAACACTAAACTGGCAAGTTCAAAATGAGCTAGGGACTTCTATATTTACTCCTACATCCGGAACGTCATTTACGTTTGTTTCCGGAGTCAATAAGACAGTGGCTATTCGTAATGTTAATCGCGATGTTCTAGCGACTGTAAGTCAAATTAACTTATTTGGTTCGACTAAAACACCAGCTAGAATAATAGCAACACATGTGCATTCATCTGATGCTAGGATTGCGAGGTCTTAATGGGTATACCGAGCTCAGTACTTACACCAGATTCAGAAGGCTTTACCAGTACAGGTAGGTCTAAAGTATTCATAGACAACACACCTGTTACTCCTGGTGGTTCTGTTGAAATATACAATTACACGTTAAGTAGACAGATTAACATTACTGCGACAAAAACTATAAATGACTACAACAGCGTACTTGTCTGCGATGCGACAGCTGCGGCTATTGTGTTGACATTTCCATCTGGTAAAACATCAGTTGGTAAGATGTTAATAGTTGCAAAAACAGATGCTACGGCTAATTCCGTAACCATTACTGGTATATCTGGCGAAACAATCTTTGCTCCTGCTGGATTTAGTGGGCTAACAACGCAATATGCAACAGTGACATTTGTAGGTGTTGTTGTTGGAACTACTGGTGGATGGATGAAGGTGGTCTAATGAGTAATAATAATACAGGTTATCAATACGGTAATCAAGTTGCTAATGGATTTCAAGGTAGCGTAGCCGGTCCAACAGGTCAGTTTGCTGGAGTTAAACGGGCGTTAGGTTCTCCAGCTGGTCGAATGGGTACGCAAGCCCTTATGGGTATGCTGAATGGACAGAATCCCGGTCAAGCCGCACTTGGTGCTGGTATGGACTACGGTAAAAATGAATTAATGAAGTACGGAACCAAACAACTTCTTGGAGGTGCTTTAGGTGGTCAAGCTGCTGGATTCCTTGGTGGTCCGTACGGAATGCTTGCTATGGCTGCGTTGCCATATCTTGGTAAGGGAATAAGTAGTCTTGGTAAGTCACTAGGCATTGGTAAGAAGAGTGTTCCATCAGCACAAGACCTTGCAATGGGTGAAGCCAAGGGCAACCTAATGAATATGCGTGGGTCTTATGGGACAGACATGGGTACTGGTCAGGCAATGCTTGATAAGTACAATCCAATGCTTGAGTCTCAGATTGGTCGTATGCAAGAACTTGCTGATCGAGGACTATCTACTGAATACAACACTAGACAAATGGCAGGTGCTGCAGCTAATACGGAAAATGCTCGACGAGCAGCAGAATCACGTATGCAAGCTACCGGCGGTATGCTTGGTGGTGGACAAGCCTTGGCGGGATACGGCGGAATTAATCAAGCAGCTGTCGGAGGTATGGCACAAGGTGCATACAACGCCGCGCAAACCAACATGAATAGCCAGCCGGGTTATATCAATCAGATGGCAGGAATGATTGGTGGTCAGATTAATCGTGGTCAAGGATTGTTTAATCAAGGCCGTCAAGGAATGATGGGTCTTGACCAGAATTTGTACAATCTTAATGTTCAAGAGAAGGCTCGCGCTGATGCACTGAGTCAAGCAAACCGTGCTCGAGAAGCACAGATGATTGGCGGTGTTGCTAATCTTGCTGGTACAGCGGCAGGTATGGAACAGTCACGTAAACAAAACCGTGACTACATGAATATGTTGTACGGAGATACTAATACTTCTAAGTCAGGAAACAATCCAAGTGGAAGTGTTCCGCCAAACTTAAGTTTTAATGACACACCTATAAATCCTGATGGCAGCTATTCGGTATTGCCACCCGGTGAAGGCAGTACATCAGCAGTTCCATCTACAAATTTCCCTCAACCCGGTGATTTCGGATTTGACTCTGAGAGAGACGCACAAAACTACGACACAAATAGTAATGAAATAAATTCACGTTCCACACCAGATTTTTTTAATGCACAGCAATTTGGTCAACAATTTACTTCTCCACCGCAAATGAGTAGTGCCGATTATCCACAATTTTTACAACAGATGTTTCAAGGTAATACGAGACAGGATTATCCATACGAAGGTTCAAGAAGTGTAGACCCGCGCACATCAGCACAACATGCACAATACGTTCAGCAAATAATTCAACAACTTTTTGGAGGTAGATAGTCATGGCACAAAACATGGGTTTTGGAAGTGCATTAACTGGATTTGGAACAGGATACCTTAACGCTTTAAAGCAAGGTCGTTCTGAGCAAAGCACACTACTCAATGCAAAACTCCGTAAGGATGCATTAGAACAAAGAAAGTCTGAGGCTGCCGCCGCTAATTCTTTACGTTCTATGCAAGTTGCAGACCATCTTGACGCTCGTGAAGATAGAAGGCAAGCCGGTAAAGACAGAGCCGCTAACGCTGGTAATAAGTTACTGTTTGGTGCTCATGCTAAAGTGTCTGATTTTTACACTAAGATGCAACCTAATATAGCGGCTATGAATCCAGAGCAACGCAAAACTACACATGACTCTATGAGGGCTAGTGTACGTGGAATGTTAGTTGCTGGCGGTATGGATAATAAGACCGCTGACGAGCAAGCTGAGTCTATTATCAAACCATACGGTGCGGCTCTTCAAGATGAAATGATAGACATTAGCGTTGGGCCGGACATGAGTAAAGAAGGATTATTGTCACAAGGCATGGTTCCTCAATCCTCAATCGATGCACAATTTAGAGGTGCTGGTCCAGCTCCGGGAACAAACACAGAATTTCAGCTGCAACCTGACGGTACTTATGGACGTGTAGGAACACAAGCACTTGACACACCTGAACGCTCATATCTAGGTATGCAAAACTATCTTGGTGACATAGGCAATAACTTAACTCGAACCGCACTAGGAGGACGAGACCCAAGTGGTGGAAAAGGTTTTCAACAATACCAAGACCCAACGTTTGGTGTAACTGAGCAACGTGCAGGTATTACTAAATCAGTTCCGGCTGCCGCAACGTATGGCATTGATTCAAAAACGCAATCACTTATTGACAAGAATAATGCGGGTACAGGTCTAGCTAAAGTCCGAACTGAACAACTAATAAAACTTTTCCCTGATCAGGCTGCTTTTCTTAAAAAGAGAGTTGAAGCACTTGGTGCAAATATTATAGAGAAGGATACACGCACTAAATTTATTGGTCTTAATTACGATCTTGAGGTGCGTAAACTTGCAGCACAGACAGCACATCAAAATGCTATGACCGCTATACAAGGTGGTCAGCTTTCTGTGGCACAACAAAATCTTGCACTTAGACAAGTTGGTTTACGACTAAAGGCAATCATTGACCCTAACCGTATTGGTGCTAACGCTGGTGCTATTATTGCAGACTTGACTCAAGCAAAAGGAAAGCTTCCAAAGGGAGCAAGTAGTGCAACTCTTGACCAACAGATTGCACGGATGCAACAACTTCAAAAGAACATGAAAACTTTTGAAGCAATGTCTACGCAAACACCGCAAGATTTGGCTAATGCAAATAAACTTGCCAGCGTACTTGGAGAAGGAATGCAAGGACTAGGTATTCTTGGTCAGTTATCAGGGCTGTCACCAAATACGGACGAAATGCGTATGAAAATCTATGGAGGAATGGCTCCTCAGAGTATTTTTGAAGACCCATTTATGACAGATGACGAATACTACGATGAACAGGATGCATTTGGTAATCATCCATTGGCATATCCAGGCCAAGCCGCTCGTAACTTTAACATCGGTGGGACTGGTGCTAGACCTATGTCTCCAAATGGTATGAGTATACCTTTTAGGTAAGTAGCAAAAAATGCTGTTCATGGTTGGTAAAATGCAATCATGGACAGCAAATCGCGTTTTTCCAGAGCACTTCGTGAGTCTGATATTGTCAAGCAAACAGCCGCTGACAGTCGTAAAGGTTTTCCTAATTCTCGTGAAGGAATTAGAAAGCGTCTAGAACAAGGAACCGGCTACGATGATGTACTTATTACCGAAGACTTTACTAACTTAAAAGACTATGCCTTAGACAGTGGCTTCATAACAAAACAAGAAGCACAGCAAATTGCTACTCTCAAAGCAGATCGTGTAGCAACTCTTATTGCTGAAGGCAAAGGCAACCAGTTTGCAGGGCGTGAATTCCGCCCTGATATGTCACAACAGCAAGCATTAACCAAACGGCAGGAAATCGGGGCAGGTTACGCCGCACAAGCGCCTGTAGAGCGTCAAAAAGATATTGAACTCCTTGCCAAGATGGGCTACACACCTGAAGACGTAGCAAAGTTTGGAACAGACAGATCAGGATTCATCCCTGCCGGCGTTCCTATATTTGGTGGGAACGAAGTTCCGTTTGCTTCTAAGTCATACTACGAAGACTTACCACGTAACTTAGGGATTCATGCATATCAAGGTGCTGTAGGTCTTGGTGCAACTGCTGAAGGTATGGTTGCTCCTGCTCGTGCACTGGCAACTCGTTTTACTGGCGGAGACCCTACACAGTTTTATGCCCCTAACGACAACCCGCTAATTGAAGCAGGAACTATCTTTGGCTCTAATGCAGCTGAGAGTGCCGCTGGATTCCCTGCACGTTACGCCGGTATGCGTATTGGTGGTGAGTTAGGTTTCAAGGGTGGTATGGCACTTAGTGGTGGTAACCCACTTTGGGGCGGTGTCGGGGCTGTTGCTGGAGGTATGCTCGGTCAACTCGGCATGGGTCAGGCTATGGAGACCCTAAACGATGCAGCAATGAACGTCATTCTTGGGAAAGACAATGCCGCTCGTTTACAACAACGCAAGCAGGAACTATCTGAAGCGTATCCTCTTGCATCCCGTGTTGGTGAGGAACTACCTGACCTTGCAATGTTCGGACCATCCTTTAAGGTAAAAGGATTCAGCGGTAAGGCGGCGGCTAAGGGATTTAAACAGGCTGGCATGAAGGGTCTGCGTCAGGGTGTAGTAAACACCACTGAGTTTGCAGGTGACCTTGCCGAGCGTGGTGGTGAGTCTGCACTCAACATGGTGCTGGCATACAAGCAATCTCAAGACGAAAAGAAACTCGGTATGCCGGGTAAGTCTGCTTGGGACATCCTTGCTGAAGGTGCACTTGGTGCTGTCATGCAGGGCGATACAAAGTTAGGTCGTGCTGTCTATGGTGGTATGAACAGGCTGACTGACCCCGGCATGATTCAACAGGCAATCAATCGAACAGCGCCTGGCGCAATGCCTGAAGTTGGTGCTACGTCAATGTCTCCTGCGGTAGATACTGGCTCTGCTATGCGTCCCGGTATGCGTAGGTTTAACCTTGGTGGTCGCATTGAGAGTGGTGTAGATGCAGATGGTAGTCCAATCATCAAGGGTGCACGTTACGCTGTCTACGACCCAGAAACTCGTAAGGCACAGGTTTACACGGACAACGAGTTTGCTCTAGAAGGTACACGTACTCGCAAGGCAGCACAAAGTCTCCAAGGTACTAGCACAATCTTTAAGCGTCAACCTATTATTTCGTACGATGACAAAGTCGTTGGTGGTCAGCGTCAGATTCTAGGCATCACTCGAGATGCTGGTGTTCTTGTTCGTGATTACACTAACGATGGTAAGTCTACTATCTCCGCTGTTCCACTTAGTGAAATCCGTAATGCTAAGATTAACAAGCGTATCAATGAAGTCATTAAGAACCAAGGCGTAAAACCTAACTCACGACCAGCACCATTTATGCCTGAGTCGTTCACTAACTTTAACCCAGTAGCGTTTCCTGACACAGTAACATTGACAACGGATTCACAGCCGATTCCTGCAAGAGTTGTAGAACGAATTGGAGGTAAAACGGATGCTTCGTATATTGTTGCAATGCCTGATGGCACACACTTTCGCGCTCATGAATCACAGATCAATGTAGATAAGTTCACAGGTGGTGAACACATTACTCGTGGAGCAATGAAGGACACTGACTTCCCACGGTCATTGGCTGACCTTGCTCCAAAACGTGGTGGGCTGGAAGGTCTTGTTCGTATTGGAGAAGGCTCAGACGCACCAAGCGTTGAACTGACTCCAACTCAACGCAAAGACTATCAGTCTATTGCTACAAAGTATCAACCAGATATCAATGCTATTAAGCGTGAACCAGACGCTACTCGTCGTGAACAGATGTTGGATATTGTTCAAGGCAAAATTGCTAACGAGTATCTTGCTACCAATCCAATACCTGCTCCGACTGGTACGTATAAAGAAGGTGACGTAGTTGATGTTAAGCTTTCACAGAAAAAATTTGTCGATAAGCCACAAACTGCTATTGTTACTGACGTTAACGATTATGGTTATGCTGTACGACTGGTGGATCATCCCAACGTTGGCACATTTACAGTCCAAGATGCAAACGTTATGGGTGAATCTGAACTTGATATACGAGCTACTGGTTCTAACAAGGGAGTGGAATCTTTAGCTGCTGGTCGTATTTCTGCTGGTAATTCTACAGCCACTAGAGATAAAGGCGTACCTGCGGTGACTCGTGGCTATGCATCGACTGGCATGGCTGCTACTGATGTTGCTACAGTCAGTGATGTGGCAAAGCATGTTGACTATGTTTCGTTGCCTGAAGATGTTCAACAGTCTATTCAAAAGCGTTTTAAGAAGGCTGTAGATGACGGTGAGGTTACGTCTGGTAATAGTATTGATTTTGTAGCACCGATAAAAGACGGCCAGCTACACGGTCAGATTCATGTTCATGCACTTGACAATATGACCTTTCAGATTGTTGCGACTACCTTCCCTGAAGGCGGTGGTGCAATCAAAGATCAGTACGTCTCGTCGTACAACGTACGCTACAACCCTGATACCGATATGTGGGATGTCTACTCAGTTGACCCAGAGATGGCTAGGCGTATTAGTGAATCTGACGAAGCCGCATACATGGCTATCAGCCATCTGAAAAATGTTCGACCAGAAAATTTTGCGGAGACTCTTGCTAATCAAGGTGTAGATGCAAAAAACATTAAACTCATCAGTGATACATTTTTGGACGCTGTTAATACAAAATTTTTAATACCAGAAAATTACAAAACTGCAGGAGATTATCAAAAACTACTCAAGCGTAATTTTCAAGACATAAAACTGGGTAAGTACATCAATGAATTCGAAATTGATAAATACAATCCATCTCGTTATTACATCGACGTTTGGACTAAAACTCCGCTTGATATGTCTGACCCTGCTCAATTTGCACGAGCATCGGATGCTGGACGTCAAATTTACACGGCATTAAAATACGATCAAGGTGCTATAGCCAACCGAACTAATAGTAGACGTAAAGAGTCATTAAACGAATTAGTGGATGCCGTTTACGCTGATGTAAAAAATGGTAATTTGACTTCTCTTGAATTTCAAATGTATTTCATGATGGCATCAAAATGGAATATTGACCCACGATTTGATGAAAACAATAACGTCATTGTTAAATTAGCTGAGATATCTAAGAATAACGAAAGTCTACCTATTGTTTACAGTCAAGTTAATATTGTTGAATTTTCTAACAACTTGCGCAACGGACAAAACCCTAAATCTGCATTTCTAAATGCGGCTATTACGTCCATGCAAAACAATATTAACTCACGTAACGTTCCATTAAATGGATGGAAAACATACAAGGGTCGATCTAAAGACGTCAAAGAATTGATGCAAGACGTACAAGGAACAATCTGGTGTATTGCTAGTAGCGATCAATATGCAGACTCGTATTTATCCACTGGAGATTTTCATGTTTACTTTAATAACGGAAAACCAACAATAGCTTACGGTGGCGATAGTAATGGTATTTTTGAAGCGCCTCGTGGTAATCGTTCAAATCAGTCAGTTACAGCATTGGAATCGAAAATTTCTATTGACCATATGAAATCCATTGGTGCTGAGACAGGTTATGAAGACGACATTAAAGCCAATAAATCTGCAGCCAATATTATTGATGGAATAGGCACACAGGAAGATATTAATAATGTAAATCTTTTAAAATTTGTTAGTCTTCCTACTTATAACGCTGTTGATATCCTTGCTAATTTGCGTTTAGGGTATGAGTCAGATAGCGGTCAAAATAATACATATACTAATAAATATAGAGATCAGTCAGGAGCAAAATCACAATTAACACTGCTTACAGAACTACCTGCGTTTAAAGAAAATTACAATAAGCTAGTTCCACCTAATAACCAAAAATTCAGCATTAACAATGTCAATACAATTCAAGTTAATTCACCTGACGACTATGAATCTCTTAAAAGTATTTACAAAGATTTTATAAAAAATAAACCGGCCTCGAATGCCATTGAAATTTCAAGTGACACACACTCTGTATATAATTTAGGTAGACAAGGAAGACAAGTATTTAACGCTTCTAGGTCAAGTCGGGATGTAATGGAACTTGCAACAAAGGTTGCCGATAACAATCTTGGAATTAATACTGAGGATTTTGATGGAGATTTGTCATGGTTGCAATCTGCACACCACAATCCATTATTAATACACGTACCTCAATATGCAAAAAACAAAGTAATTAAACTATCTTCTGGTGGAGCTATAGGATTAGTAAACTCAACAAATAACATTGCTATAACGTTTACAGAACATTTTAACTCAAATTCAGCAAGATATATTAGTGTTGTACAAGGAGATTTTGCAACAACTTCAATAGTTGGAACTGAGGAAGATCATACAGATGTGACAATTGTTGCAAACAACGGACTTGTAAATGTAATTGATTCAGTTATTGCCGAAGTAAAAGGCCGGGAATCTAAACTTGTTTTAGATAATTGTAAAACAAATTATTTAATATACGACCAACAAGGTGCTGACTCTGATTTTGTAATTGATATTAATTTTAAAGGTGAAAATAAACCAAGTTTAAATCGTATTAGATTACTAGATAGTAAACCGACTGTTATTAATCTGTCGAATGCAACTAATGATTTACCATTTCATATAATTGAATATCACGGTTCGATTGTAAATCGTATAACTGGCAATTATGAAATTGGAACTTATTTTCCAGCATCGGAAACTGTTGACGTAAAAGAATATAAGTTACGTGTAAAAGTAGACACCATGTATCTTCCTGTTTCTATTGGTCACGCTAAAATTTCAACCGATCAAGGAATTCGCCCGCCTCATATTACTATGGCTAATGATAGTCAAGCCCTTACCCTTAATGTAAGTGAAGGCGTTAACAACACACCTATTGAAATTACTCGTAGACGTGGAGATACTTCACAAAATTCAATTATTATTAACGATAATGGATCTGGAAATTTCATACGAGTATATAACAATGGCACACCAAGGATGCGTTTTAAAGTTTATGGAAGTCAAAACAATAGTGTTTCTTTGTTCTACGGAAGAGGTATGGATTATCAAGTACTAGCACAAAAACGCAACGGTATGGTTTACGTTAGTTTGGCAGACAACAATAGATTTACACTAAACTCAATCAAAGATGCGTTTAACAATCAAGACCCTATGGCGTCTGCGGCTATGTTTATTCATTCTGCAGCAATAAAGCAAGTTGTTTCGGCTCTTACCAAAGCAGAATTGTATGGCGATGTTAATACTTTTGTAGACTACGACTTAAGTAAAATCAATCTTGAAGTAAACATGGAAGAAATTCCAGATGATTTAAAAAATGCATTAATTAACTTTGATGACTTACACCCTAATTTCTTCCCGATGCCGGATCTTAATAACCACGGTTATAATTCATTGTTTGATAGTTCTGATGACATTCCGCTATTTAATAATGATGATACGACTGCTTCATCCGATGATGTAATAACACTTCCATTTGGACCAGCACCTACATCTAACCGTCTTCCTGCTGACGGTGGCGATGAGGCTGCATACCAAGAGATTGACGATGCAGGTGCTACTCCATCTAAGACTCCTAAAAAGGTTTCTGCTGGATACAAACTACAAGGTTCTTTCCGTGTGTCTGTTCCTACTTCACAGTTGCGTCGATACCGTGAGGAAGTCAACAAGCTTTCAATCCAGCATGGTGTTGACTCAGACGCATACAAAAAGGCAATGAAAAAGCTTGATGCGCAATATCGTGACCTTATTAGTCAGGCTAGTACACAGGTGTTGGCAATCATCAATAAGATTGCAACTGAGCAACGTCCTAACGTAACTGGCTATCAGCAAAAAGATACAACTGCAGCACGTATTGGATATGCAATCAAGTCTATTGATCGTAACTTCAATAACCTACCTAAGCCTTCTGGAGATGCTCCTGACAATCGTCTTGGCACATACAAGATGATGTTCAATGCATTAGGCGAAGACTATTCGGTCGATGCATTTCGTGTAAGCAATCGTGCACAACTCAAGACTGTCCTACAAAAGCAGTACGTATACGATGCTACGAATGCTGGTCGTGTAGCAGAAGTAGTTGATCGTTTTGCTCGAGCATGGGCTATGGGTAAAATTCAAGCTCAAGGATTCCGACCAACGGAAATTGTAGAGGTAACAGGCAAGCTTGCTGAAAACATTCTTGAGACTGGTGCATACAACACTCCATCATCTGACATGCTATTTCAGCATTTTCCTGGTGGTTCAAAAGCTGAAACAAAACTTGTTGCACAGTATATGCGTGAGTTTTACGAAGAGCGCTTTGCTGCCTTTGGTGTTCTCGATGACGCATACGACTTTACTAAAAAGTTCCGTGGAGCAATCTTCCGCACCAACAAATCTAAAGATGACGCCATCTTCAATGTGATTGTTGGTTTTGCATCTCGTGACGAAACCACAGGTATACATGAAATAGCTCACGCACTTTACCGTGGCATGGGTTATCCATTCCAAAGAAAAATTGCAGAAGCAATGGGTGTTAATCCAGCAACCCTTAACTCAACTGCTATGAAGGGTCGAGTTCCTGTTTGGGTGGAGGAGAAATGGGCTGCTGCATTTGAAGGCTCACTCCGTGCAGGAGTAGCACCACAAGCTAGAGATGTAAATGACTCTACACGTCCACGTCAACAAGATCCTACACTTGCACAACTGTGGACGGAACTAGGCGGCTTTCTTACTGGAGCACGTAACGCTACGATTAAAAAGCAGATTGCAAGCGGTGAGATACCAGAATGGGGTAAAGATCAAAAGGGAACCCGATGGGTTGCTAGGTTTAAAGCAGCAGACAAACTTTACCGAGGTAATGAACTCGAGCTCAACAATGGACAGTTTGTCACAGTAAACGCCACTCAAGCAGCCGCTGGTGAACCTGTACAAGTAGTAGATGTTGATAGCGGAAAAGTATCTACTGTAGCAGTTGATGACATCAAACGATACTCCGGTCGTGTTCCTTCTGGTTTTAATGATGCAACTCTTGACACGTTGTCTAACTGGCTGCGTAGTTACTACGGCAACACAGAGCGTAACATCCGTACAACACTACCTGACATGGTTTCTCATTATGTTGGTGGTGAAGTAGACCTTGGACAACTCCGAGCTGAAGCAACCAATCCTCAGAAGATAGCCTTCCAAGAAACAATGGATGAGCCACGCTCACCACTTCTTAGTTCGTTGTCTCGTATGAGTAGCGTACAGGCTGGACTTAAGTCTCTTCTGGCAAACAACCGTTTGGATATTGGCAACAAGGGTACAGTCAAAAACGCTTACGACAGATACGGTAAGCCATCTAACTCATTCCGTGTGTTGCGTGACGTATACGGATTTGACGGAAACACCGCAGCTGCTTACTACGCTCAGACTGAAACACCTGAGTTTAAAAAGTGGTCTGAAAACTTGCCGTTACTTGAGGCAGTCAATAGTATTCAGGTCTCACCCGACATTGACATGAACAAGATGTCTTCTGAAGAGCGTGTAAACTATCGCCGTTATGAAGCAGGTAACGAACTTGCTAACCTTGCATCTGACATTATGCGTGATGGAGCAGATGACAATGACGTCGATAAGTTTGTAGACTTGGCTGACCAGTACTATCGTAATGATGGTCGCAGTCAAAAGGAAATCAGGAATGCTGTTGAGCAGATTGTAAATGCAAATGAGGATGACAACGTACAGCAGCTCATGTCTTTTGAATCTACTTTGCGTCGAGAATTGGAAACCTCAGAAGACTTTGATCAGGCTCGTAAAGTTACGGTTACACCCGATGAATATCGGATTGCTGCACATACGCCTAGAACAGGTAAAGGGTTTGTCACTGTATCTTTCCCTGCAATGGAATCTTCTAATCTCATCCGGTCGAAGAATGGTGTGGTTCTTACCTCTGGCGTTACCTCATTCGATGGTAACCGCCAAGGTGGTGAGTACATCAAGTTTAAAAATCCACAGGTTGTAAACCTTGAGGGTCAGGGTATTGACCAACAGAATCTTGACCGCATCATAGCAAATGCCACCAAGGCAAAGCGTGATGGTGTAGTAATACTAAACTTACGTCACAGCAATACTGTCAACTCTGCATTGCACAATGTAGCTGTACCAATTACCAAGTATCCAACCAAGTCTATTGTTGCAGTACCCGGTGTAGATATTGGTACGTACTTTAGTGGAGGCGGAACACTTGAAGCAAGCGTGTATGAATCTGTATTCCCTACAGTTGCAGTTGAATACAACGCTGAGATTGCATCTGTCTATCGTGCTAACCTAGGTGACCACGTACAGGTTAAAGATGTACAGGAAATTGACCCGACTAGTCTAAAGAATGTCCAGTGGTTCCATGCATCACCAGTATGTAAGAACTTCTCTGATGCCAGCCCAAATGCTGTTGAGACTATTCTTGATAAGAAGACAGGAAAGGCTGTTGTAGATGCTATTGATCATAGCCATCCGCCTATCGTCACTATTGAGAATGTAGCCAAGTATCGTGAAAGTGAAAGCTTTGACGCTATTCTTGAAGCCCTTCGTCGTAATGGTTACGAGTTTGATTTTGGAGTTTACAAGACGTCTAAGTATGGCGGTGGTACTAGCCGTCAAAGATTGATTGTACGTGCGGTGCGTGGCTTCGCTCTACCTCCAATCATAAAGACTGATGCCTCTCAGCGCACTTGGTATGAGTCAATCAAGGACATCATCGACACGTTGCCAATCAGTGAGCTTGCACCAAATCAGTTGCGTAAATTGGAAGCATCTAAGATTGACGTACGGGCTATGAAGACACCTCTTCTCTTCAGCCAGAACAGTTACCATGCGGTCGGTATTACAGCAGATAAGGTGTTCCCATCGTTTACTACAAGTGGTGGAACGTACCGTATCCTGATGCCGGGTGGACAGGTACGTGCTATTACAGGCATTGCATTCCGTAGGATGATGGGTCTTCCAGATGCATATCTGCTTCCAGAATCCGAGCCACTTGCACGTAAGATTCTTGCTAACGGTGTACCGGCTGAGTTGTCTCAAACCATCATGGCTCCCCTTGCTGATGCATATGCTCGGCATAACATGACTCGTATGGCTCAACGAGAGATGCGCCGTCGAGATACAGATGACGAAGCTGCTTATCAAGAAATGGATAATGAACCACGTAAATCGTATGGTTCTTTCACGGACTTTGTAGTTGGTATTAATACGGCGTTACGAAATAACAATTTACCAATGGTAACTGACAGAACCATTCGTTTTTGGATTAGCAAAAACCAAGTAAGCAACGGCGTAAAGTCCGGTCGGGCAATGACGTACAGCCAAACAAATGTCAATGAAGTAGTCCAGCTTGTTAAAGATAAGCAAGCTCAAGAAACTAGAAACCTTGTAAATGTAGATGGCAAACAAACCTATCCATCTAATCTTTATGAGCAGCCGACATTTACATCGATTGAAGAATTCACTGTTGCAGTAAATCAATTCCTTGAGATTGCTGGAGCTCAACCAATCAATGAAAGACTAATACGTTATTACGTAGCAGAAGGATTGTTACCACAAACCACGGAGCGTCAAGGTAAAGCAAAAGTATGGACACGAGAACACTTGGAACGTACGGCTGAACTTGCTGTTCAATCGCAAGATTACAAGTATCGAACAGAGCAAAGTAAATTGCAACGTGCACAACAAGAACTGCAAGCAAAAACAGAACAACCAGTTCAACCTGAACCAGTTCGTCCTGAAAATGCTAGACCAATGTCGTATGAAGATATTGTTTATAAGGCTAATGTTGAATTACGAAAATTAGGGTTGGAATACGTTACAAAACGAACACTTATGCTTTGGGGTGAAAAAGGAAAAATTAGCAGACCAAATGTTATCAGTCAAAAAGCGGTATTCAATTCTAATATTATTGATGAAATCATCAAGGTTAGAAAGCCTAACCCAATAAAAGGATACACAGGTGATCAACTAATTTTAAAAGCAAACGAGCAGCTTATTAAACTTGGTTTACCAGTTGCTACTGATCGTGCTTTAAGGTTCTGGCTGTCTAGTGGCAGTATTGCAAAACCAGAAAAGGTTGGAAAATCCTACCTCTTTGGTGATGACGATATTGAAGCAATCGTAAAGATACGGCGTAGTCAAGCACGAGACACAGGTGATGAGGCTGCGTATCAGGACGCGGATGACTTGTTCCCATCGCAGCGACGTACAGTTGAAACGTACGATATGCCGGGTGCACCATCTCACGTTGAACGTATCCGTCCTAAGCAGTTGCCTCCACGTAATGCTTGGTTCTGGGGTGCTATCGATCTGTACAACGACATCACTCGTCTTCCACTCTCTGGTGACCTTGCATTCCAAAACCTACAGGGTGGAATCATTGGTCTAAGTAATCCGCTGGTTGGTCTCAAAGCTTTTAAAGCTGGTTTAAAAGGCTTTGCTCCAAACATGCAAGTTGAAGTTGGTGGAAAGTTATATGGCAGTCGTAAGTTTGGTCGTGAAACGTATCATGCCGCAGGTGAGGAGATGCGCCGTCACCCACTGTACAACGCTGCTAAAGAGGCTGGTCTTCCATTGGCTATGTTTGAAATCGACGCAAGACTACAAGAAGCAAGGGAGATTGAACTCAGTAATTTGAAGATGAGTAACCCTAACGCAACGATGAAGGATGTCAATATTGGATTGATGGACATCGATGAATTGGGTACGGTTGACGAGTGGTACAGCAAGAACCGTATTACTAGGCACTTGCCAATGCAGGGACAGTTTGAACGGTTTAACAGCCTTGTACACGACACATTGCTTCTTACACAGTTTGATAACTGGGCAAAGATATTGTTGTCAAAAGGATATTCACCAACCTCTACAATGTACAAGAATGCACTCAAAGATTCAGCACGAATCTTAGCCGTGTCTGTTGGAGACATTAAGTATTCAACTAATCCAGAGACTGACGCAGCTGCATCACGTATTGCTAAAATCTTCTTTACTGCTCCTCGGTGGTTGATGAGTCGCGCACTTATTGACCCATTTGTTAACCAGATGGTTAGCAACAGCAGTATTTTTGCAAGACTGCGTGAAATTATGGGTGAAGATAACCCTGCGTTTAACCTTTACAACGGTGATAAGGAAGTTGCTAAACTCGGACAGAGTATGTGGCTCCGTATTGCTGCGGCAGAAGCAATGCTTGCCATCATGGCATGGGTGTTTTCTAATTGGTATGCAGATACAGAAGTCAATACAGATATACAACCGGGACGTATTCGTATAGGTGATTTCCAGATTGACCCAGCAGCAGGTTTGATTGACCACTACAAGTTAGCTGGGCGTATTGCCAAGGCTGTGTTCAGCGTTGACCCAAAAGATGCATCAAGGGCTGAGAAAGAAGGCATTCCACAATGGATGTTGGCAGTCAAAGACATCAGCAAGGAACTAAGTTACAAGGCCTCACCTGGTATTACATTCCTTCAGGCAATCAGTGGAAGCAACGACCTAAAAGCACAATCAGATAACTTCTTCACTGCTCCGTGGGAAGCAAAATCATTGAACGTAGTTGGTGAACCACTGTTTGAACGCAGTGCATCCGCCAAGATTTTCTACGAGATGATTCGCCCTCGATTGCGTGAGTTGTTTGGTGATGCTGTAGCAGATGACCTTCCAATCAGCAACATGATGATGGATCGTATTCCAATGGCTTTACCCGGATTTGTTGAGTCGTTTGCCGCGGCCAAAGAATATGATCGTGACCCGTGGCTATATGCAATGGCTGATACGATTCCTAACTTCTTTGGATTCAAGATTGACGTCATGCCGACCGAAGCACGTAAAGACAGAGCCAAAGACAAGAACACGTCAACTGCACAAGAATCACCAACACTTTTGCGGTTGCTTGCTGAAGGTAGAGCCAGCGAAGCATTCACTGGTACGATGAAGTCATCACCTCCGTCAGGAAATGTAAGCCCATGGTAAACAAATACGGTAAGCGCTTCGTAGAGCTCGCATCCAAGTATGTGGGCGTAACAGAAGAACCACTAGGAAGCAATCGTGGTACACGCATAGACCAATGGAACACCGCAGTAGGTGTTCCAGTTGGTTCATTCTGGTGTGCTAGCTTTGTTAGTGCAGTCGTGCGTGACTTTCAAAAGTCAGGTATTGACTTCCCGTTACAGCAATCAGCAAGTTGCGATTCATGGTTGAAGCAAGCCAAAGTCAATGGAATGACGTCTATTAAACCTGAGACGGGTTCATTGTTTCTTATCTGCCCGTCACCAAACGATGCTACACACATCGGTATCGTTGGTAATAATGTTGATGGTGTCTGGCATACCATTGAAGGTAACTCCAACATGGGTGGCAGTCGCAACGGCACAGCCGTTGTCAACAGACCTAATGGTATCAATCGAACCAACATCATCTACGTAAACTGGATGAGTCGTATTGAGGAAGCAAATGAAATGCCTTGGCATGTCGTGTTCCCCAATACAACCATAGAAGCAGTAAACGTAAGTGGAGCAACTTACATACCGCTGCGAGCAGCCATCGTTGCCTGTGATGGTAACTATGACTTACTCACCTACGATGGACAACCACTGTATCGAGGTAGCAAGGTTCCTTGCAAGATGGTTGTACTGAACGGTAAGACTCACGTACCTGTCAGGCAGTTTATGCACTGGGCTGACCTTGATTTTGAGGTGTTGTCTGCAACACAGACAATCAAAGTACTTCCCGGTGACGAACCTTGGATTTAAGTAGGTAAGTCACCAAACGTAACCCACTGATCTTCCGGCTGACGTAAAGGAGCGTCAATCTTCAGCGTCATGCCGGGAGACATCATCACATCATCGACCTCAAGCCAATCTGGTAAGAGGTCGTAGTTGATTTGCACTAACCCTAGTTTAACAGCCGCCCTGATCGGCGTTGGTACGTTTAGTATCTTGTATACGTGCCACAGCTCTTGTTGTAACGTCTCTCTAGTTATGCCTAACTTACGAGCGGCCGTGTCCCTATCCTTGTTCAGGATAGTAGTAATGACCACTACCCTGAGCCAAGGACTCATCTTCTTCTTTACTGTTTTCATAGCAGACTGTATTCCGTATCAACAAAGCGTCCAGTACTAGGCGTGTACTCAAGCACAACACTCCCAACCGGTCCGTTACGATTCTTTGAAACAATGACCTCACATTCATCGGTCTCTATAGCCTCTCGAATACCTGCCGTGGCATAAAACGATGCACGATACAAGAACATAATGACATCGGCATCAGATTCGATATCACCAGACTCTCTTAAGTCAGCCATCATCGGCCTCTTGTCATCCCGCTTGTCAGCCGCCCGATTCAGGCTAGATAGTGCTATGACTGGGCAATCCAGCTCTCTGGCCAATGCCTTAAGTCCTCGAGATACAGCACCAATTTCCTGTGTCCTGTTCTGTCCTGTAGTTGCAATCATTTGCAGGTAATCGACCACAATCATGTCAATTGGCGTTTTTGATTGCAGTTTTATTGCCTTCCCTCGTATATCTGACATAGACATTGGGTTAGATGCAGCAAGGTACAAGTTACTGTCGAACAAGTTAGCTCGTGTCTTCCTTAACTCTAACTTCTCTTGCAAAGACAAAACACTGTTTGATATTGCCTTCAGGCTGATGCCTGTTTCGTGTGCAAGCAAGCGTTGACTAGTCATCTTCTCAGACATCTCAATGCTCGCAAATAGTACACACTTGTGCCTCTTAATCGCAGCCAGTGACAGTGACAACGCAAACGCAGACTTGCCCATTGATGGACGTGCACCAACGATGATGAGCTCACCCTTACGCCATCCACCAACCATGTCATCTAAGTCTCTCCACCCAGATGGGACGCCAGACATCTTATAGTCAGATGTCCTGTTCTCTATGTCATCGATGGCTTGCTTGATGCCATCGTCTACGTGATTGTATTCAACGCTATTCTGCAACCCAGCAAGTGACTGACTACCAAGCATGATGTCATTGGTGATTGATACGGGGTCAGCGTTATCTTCTTGTATCTTACTGATCGCACTTGTGCATATCTCAATGACACGCCGCCGGTCGAACTCGTAACGAACAGTATTGGCATAGGACATAGCATGACTGGTTGTTGGTAACAACTCACCCATCTGCATGATGTAACCCAAGCCACCAACACGCTCAAGGATGTCTTGACGCTCTAACTCATCCCGTGTGGTAACTATGTCAATGTCCAATCCAACCTCATCTACACGCCGCATTGCATCATAGATAAGACCGTTGGCTTCACGATAGAAACTACGTCCGTTGGGTACTGATACTTCTACCTTTCGTAGAACTTTAACCCCACCAAGAAGTACTGATGCAATCAGACTCATTTCACTTTCAATCGAATAAGGTATCTTCATAAAATCCTATTTCATCTTCTCTATCTGGGTTACGGGCAAACCAAAAACCATGATGTGATGCGACAACATCTAGGTGATACTCAATCAGGATGAGTGCATCTGTGTCAGAGAGATTGTCATTTCTCAATCGACGTACTACCTTACGTCTCATAGATCTACTGATATATTTTGCAACCAGAGGTAGAAGGGCAACAACCAACTCTTCGTTGGTTGTCCATCCCTTCACTACACACCCGCTAACTGGTGATTGCTTTAGCCTCTGATGCATTAAATATCTTACGAGAACTCTCAACCAATTGGTTGCTTGGTGGATTACGTAGTACTTCTTCGGTGATATCACTACATAGAATCATAGGAAACACTTCTTCAATCAACTTGATGTTCTGTGCCTCTGACCTTGCACCACATTGTCCCCATCCACCGACTGCCTCAACAAGTTTGTTAATTGCAGGGTGTAACTTACCTTCACTAACTGCCTTCGTCGCATAGTCAGCACGAACACCTGGATGTACCCGCCTGACAATTTCACTGATGGTGGAATAGACTTGCCTTGGAGACAGATCAGGAATCAAACTAGCAAGTGCCAACTTACGCAGCTCTGCTGGACTTGGTCTCCATTCACACATCTGTAGTGCCTTTGTTATAGCCAACACGACTGTGTCATCATGCCAATCTGTCATCACTAGTGCGTACGTCACAGCCACACGTTCATCCCACGTCTGGTTGCTTGGCATCACTGCGAGGATGTTACTCGCATATTGAAATGTCTTCTCTGTCATACTCTAACTCCCTGCACGTATTCTAATCGCGCCCTTGAACAAAGCGCAATGCCGTCGATGCTGTATCTGATATATCTTTGACCTTTCGCATAGCACTAGGCAGTGTTGTCTTTGCTGTACCGGCGGATGTCCAGTGTTTCCATACTGCCCTCAAGGTGACCATTGATTCAGTCTTCCATTGACCCATGAGATTGTATGTCCGGTAGTACACATCGTCTGCTGTCACACCTGCTCTAACCATTTCACGGAGCAACAAGTGAACGCCTTGCCATTCACCTGCACTAAACTCATCCGACCATCCTCGTGCCCTACGAAACGACATGAACACCAACAATGCCGGATCATCAGCGGCTGGTAGCTGTGCTTCCCTCTTCTTCCTTTGGGGGACTATAGGGGTATCTATTTCTTTATAAGTCTTGTTCAATGTAATGGGGGGTATAAAATCTGTCCCCTCCACGGGGGTAATATTTGTCCCCTCCCCTACTCCATCAAACTCTATGACTTGATCGTCTGTTGGTATCACCACATAAAGATTACTTGTCTGCCGTCCAGACGCCGTGCGTCTTTCACAGACTGCAAGCACCCTCTGGTTGCCCACAGTGACCGTACACAGGCGTTTGATGGCTGTCTTGACAGTTTGCTCACTAAGCCCTGTCTGCTTGGCTATTTTCGCAAGACTTGGCCAGCAAACATTTGTTTGACCAATGTGCATAGTCAGACATGTTAATACCATCCAGTCAGACGGTTGGAACAGGTGAAGATTCTCCACCAATTCCGTTTCAATCCGAATGAATGTAAGGTTCTCAACACGTTGCCCGTAAGAGCGTCCAGTAAACACACCAATCATCTGTATGGGCATCCTTCGCAGAGCGTTACTTCTGCGTTGCATTCTTTATGGTTCTTGAGTATCCGTTCGGCATCCTTTGGCGTCATGCCATCAGGTACTTTGACGAGCTCATTCACTCGAGGTGTAACAGGTTCACCACGTATCGCACCAGTCAAGTCATCAATGGTCATCTGTGCAGCGTGTGCAGTGTTAAGCCAAGATGTCTGCTCGTTTGAATCAAGTCTCGCAACGACGCGGTGATGTGTCCATGACAACCCAACTACCCTGTTGCTATGTGGTACTGATCGTGCCACCCACGCATAGTTTGCCAAGGCCTGATACGAATGACCTGTACTCTCCATGGCTTGGCTGTACTTCTCGCCGTATGCAGTACTGCCATAGTTAAGAGCATCACCCAAGGCAAATTGAAATGCCGTCTCCAACCTTGACAACGTAGACATCAATCTAGCCCAGTCATCAAAAGAAATATCCGATATAAATTCAATTCCCACATCGGATATTCGGACAGTGTCAGGCATACTTGCAAACCTGACTATCTCATTACTCATCCCACTTACTTTCCTTATCTTTGAATGTCTCTTCAATCATAAGCGCAATGTACGCGAACACGGCAACCGGAATGATGAACAGAAGTGCAATGACTGCAATCAAGATGATCCATCCTCCGTTTATGCTCATTCGTCTAAACCTACCGTCTTGATGACGTACTTGGTTTCCTCTGGCGTGACACTGAAACCATTGATGGTTGCCAATGAGGGGTCATCAAGCATTGTCTGCTTCAGCTCCTCTGGTATCAGGCTGACAAGCACAGATGCCTTGACTTTGATTACACTAGGGCAGTTAATCTGCGCCCAGAACACGCTTGCTTCATCATGTGCAACGCTGACCTTAGCCTTGCTATGGCGGATGGCAATGTCACCCCAAGGTGTAGTCAATGTCTTGATACGCAGTGACCCGTCTGCCTTGCGTGGAAGAGACCCTTCAGCGTAGCGTCCAAGTTGATTCTGATACGTCTGCAACAGCCAAGCCTCACGATTCTGCAATCGTTTGAGCTCACGTTCTTGTTGCTTGACAAGTAGATTGTATTTGGCTTGCACTCCGACCTGCCTAGACTTTACGTCTGCGATTGCCCGCAGAACCGCCAAAGCGTCCTCTTCAGTGGTGACTTCTGGAGTTAGCCACTTAGACTTAGGGCCGGCATATTCTCCGGTATCAGGGTGGTACAGATGCACCACCCCGTCCTCTTCAATCTCTACCCATTCGATGTTCATTCGACCACCTTCACAATGCGTCCTTCGACCAGACCATTGATGAGCTCGTTAGCTTCATGAAACATCTTGCAATCCCTCAGCACCATTGCCGCTGAGTACACTGCATCTACCTCGTAGTCTTCACGACCACTAAGCAGTTGATAAATACGGGCATTGTCTTCCTTTGGCATATCGCCCCAGAGACGCACAACTTCTGCCTTAAGCATGGCTCCACCTTCACGCATCGTACGCTTGATTACGGTAGGTGTGGCTGTTAGCGGTATCTTTGACTTTGTATCAATAGGCGAATCAACGATGCGTGGATTCTCTGCACCTTGCACTACCTCATCAAACTCAGGTGCAAACTGGGTTCCATACCCAAGGATGCCAAGAGCTCGACCAATAGCACCGGTCTCTGCCTTCTCAAGGAAGTCAGCAAAGCCACGAGCATCTTCCATCTTAGTTCCTTCAGCAACCACACGTCCATGCTGATCGGATATCTGTGCCTTGCAGATGGCGTACTTGTTTTCCATGTCAAACGTGACAATGGATGTTGTGATGGCCCAGTCCGGATTTTCATTACGGAACCAGACAAGCCGCCATTTAACTTCGAGGTATGACTTACCCTTCAGCGAAATCAAATGGTCGTTCGGATTAAAACTCATTTTACTACTCCCTTGAAAAACTCAAGCAACCCTACAGGCTTAGGTTTAGGCAGCCTGTCATTAATCTTGGCAAGCGTTTCGCTTGCATTACGAAGCTGACGTGTTACATCTTCCAATTCTTTGCGTGTCTCATGGTCAATGCAATCAAGCTCCATCGACGTAGCATATGCAACAGTGCAAATGCTACGTGTGTTCACCAACAACGTGGTGATGCAGTCTCTACTCTCCGTCTTCATTGTTCATTCTCTCTATGATGGCTTCTTCAGGGTCTTTGCCAGCAACCTTCTCAAGGAAGAATGTGTTAGCGTACAACGCTGTCCGAAGATTACATCGAGTCATAAGCAGTTGACACTGCTCAAAGTCAACGCTCCACTCAAACAGTGGCTTGCAAACCCATTCAACTTCACCGTCTGTGTCGTAGTTGTTCTCTTGTGCAATGAACAGTACCTGCGCGGTGTCGCTGCCCAAAATCACAGCATCATCAACGGTGGTTACAGAACCATTCAACTTCATGCCAAAAGCCATTGTGTATGGGTCAGAGACAACGTCTCCATGTCCAGGTGACCACGTCAAGCTCTGTGCAAACCATCCCTGTCCGCCCAACAGGCATCGGAATTTATCCTTGTAGAAAATGCCACGCCATTCCATCCCAAGTGCAGCCCACGAAACTTGACGTGGAACAGATGTGCTACCAAATGCTTCCTTGTCAATTTCATCCTGTGCTTCTTGAAACGTGTCAAACAACTTGACGAAGTCAATGCCTACATCATTGCCTTCAGCCTTGCTACCGTAACACAGCACACCTTGAAGGCTACCGTCCAATACCTTGATGTCTTGGATACAAAACACAGGTGCAGTGGCATACTTGTCTACTACAAACATCCAATCTTCTTTATGGATGGGAAACATCTTTACTGTTCGCATTCAAAAACCTTTCAACTCTGGTGACTTGTGAGTCATCCCCAATCGTCTTCTCTGTTTCAATGATGATGTTCAGAACACATTCCACTGTCCGACATATGGTTGTCATGCTCTGATCAGCAAGGTGCTTCTGTTCGGTGCGTACTTTGCCAGTCTGTGTCTTCAATTCAATGGCTACGCCGCAAGGTATCTTCCACCAAGGTGCGTGGATGTATAAGTCAGGCACGCCAACCGTGTTACCTTGCCATCCTGTCGCATAACTGTAAGACCCACATCGGGTGCATCTCTGCTTGCCCCTACTCTTGCCAACCTCTAAGACTGTGTACCCAAGTAACGCCAAAGTGGAACGCACGATGTTTTGAAACTGTGCTTCTGTCATGGTATTATCTCTCTGTCTCGATGTTTATACTCCTCTCGGTCAGGCCAGCATCTATCTCCCAAGGTGCTGGTCTTTTTCTTCTCACGGTAGAAATGTATCACCCGTAGGTATCGCTGTCAAGCATCTTCACATTGTGTCCCCAATGCCACAGATACCGTGTGATTTCCCGTGTAATGCCGTACTTGTGTGCCTTCACGTAACCGGCTAACTTCATTGCTATGTACAGAGATCGTGGTTCAGGAGCTCGTGCTATCAACTCTCTGAAGTTACCATCCTTGTAGGCAACATCAATCCACGCAGCGTATGAGAGCTTCGGGTGTACTGTTACATCCCATGCATCAAACTCAGGTTGGATAGGTTGCTTCACCCATGTGCGCCGAACGACGATACCAGTCCGGAATTTCCATTCCATTCGTCTGATGCCTTGATGTGCACCGTTGAGGAAATCACACCACTTCTGCCTGTTAGATGGCGTCCTAGGGCATTCATAGCCGTCTATGCACACCAATCCGTTACCCTTCGACCTCCGCATCATGTTCACGTATTCAGCAGCAAGCATTCGGGCAGCAGCAATTGTTGCTGCCCATTCGTGTTTGCCCGGCCGACTGACCTTGTAAACGCTGGTTACCATTTGGGTTTGCTGATGCCCTTGATGCGATCTCGGCAAAAGCCACAACGCCAAGGTGGTGTCCAATTGCCATTCAGAAATTCGTCAAGCACCATCCACAGCGGAGCCTTCTCCATGTTGTCCCAGTCTCGCGTCCTGTCTCCGTTGTTGTTACGGCTAACAAGGACATCAAACTCATTCTGCGTTTTAACAACGTATGTGCTGTCTGTCACGCTGATTGCGTGTGGCAGTGTTTCCTCATCAGCGGCAAAGGAACACAGGTCAAGACGCCAAGATGGCCAACTTACTGTTGCCATAGGTTTGCCCTGAAACAGACTCACCTTGACTTCAAACGTTTTGTATCCGCCCTCGAGGTTGATGTCTCCCTCTTTGCCTAGCTTATCAATGACGGATTCAGCATTTTTAGTCAGCTCAAAGATATCTCTACTCATGATGTTCTTTCTCCATAATGCCCGAAGGCGTACCTGCGTGGTCTGCGTGTGCTAATCAAAATGCCTATCCAGCATGTCAGCAACCCATCCCAAGACTTTTACTGAATCGTGTCCGATGCCGCTGAAGCAGATGTCATAAAACGATTCGTGAAATGAGAGCTCGTCTGTTGGGTTGTCATAGATCTCATCGATGTCCATGTCAATCTTGTTGGCGTATGCAGCCATGCCAAGGAATGCAAGGTTGTTAAATATGTTGCTGTAGTCAGTGTCATCGCTGTGTTCGATTGTTTTAGCGATAGCGATGCCATGATGGATGTATGGCATCAAGTGTTCAGCAAGACCGCAGACACAGGCGAATTCGCCCGTGTCCTTGGTGTAATGCCCTCGCCCATCCCACTCATCTGTGAAGGCGATGTCCCACTCTACTAAATCTCTGTTCAATCCAGCACCACCTCTCCGAATAGGCAGACTTGGAACACCTTGCCTGACAGGTCAGCGTCCCAATTCTCAGGATACTCAAGTGTGGAATCAGGAATGAGCTCACGGTCAATAAGATATTGGATTGCCCATGTCATCCACCGTGGTGTGATTGTCTGCCCCTCATCCTTGCGGATGTTACTGTACACAGCGTTGTCCTTGATATCGCCGTCGAGACACACCGTGCCTGTAGCGTTGTCAAAGGTTGCTGAGTAAATCCAGTCAGGTTCCGACCAATTCTCCCAGAGTGTCTGTGCCATTCTGATGCTGATACAGCCATGGTCAACACACATGCTGTCCCAATAGGACGTGCGATTCTCAAGTGTCTGCACAAAGTCTTCCAAGTCTTCAAAGTTGACTGCGTCATCGGAATCGAGTGTCCGCCACGCTTGGATTGACTTGTAGACAACAGGCATCGGTGGTGTTCCGCTATTGTGCAGAGTGATGCCATAGGAGATGTCTACACGCTGACGCTTTTCGCGAGTCCGAAATGCAGGGGTCGTGAATGTCTTTACGAAAATCGTGACAGGCAGCACCATGTTGGTAAGATCGATGTCCTCAACACACTCGGCCTGACGGCTGTGTCCGATGATAGAACCGACCTTCAGTAGGTCGATGGGTGACATCTTGTAGATACTCATAATTTTAATTCTCCACACAAACAATCTGGCATCCCGCTGTAGGAAAGGAATGCATCAAACAAAACTGGAGAGCCTCTGTGCGAGTGTCGAAGACAAGTGTAAGCCCGTCTGCGTCTTGGAGCTCTTGACCATCGCTGTTGACGATGACAAACAATCGGATAACCCTTCGTTGTTCCATCTATGTAAAACCTCTCTAAGTAAACTCAACTAACAAGGACAGTATACAGCCGAAACCCGCACGTAGGTACGGATTCCATTTGCATAATCCTACGATTGTTTTAGTTTGATGTTGATTCTTTTGGCTCAGAGTTGGATGGCGTACCTGCAGTGTGCGTGTGTACCCTCACCCAACTAACCAACCATAACAAACCTTCCAACCTCTTGCGTCTACCAATACTAACAACGTCAACCAGAATGTCAGTCACCGCATCCAGGCCCGA